TGGGATTCCATGCATTGACCTATGACACTTAGTGTGACGAACCATTCACGTTGGGGTATCGAAGCCTGTCATTGTCGCCGTTGCGCTCCCATGGAGTGTAGCGGAAGCGCTACTTAGCTAAAATGAGTTATAAACTAAAACTATCGAATTCAATAGCTTTAATAAATAAGTTCCAAATGCGCGTTAATTCAAGTTCAGTAGGATTAACCTCTTTAAAAAAAAATTTCAAAGAAGAAAAACCTCAAACCAAAATTAAAACACAGTGTGGAAAACAGACTTAAATCTGCATTAATCCTTAATGCGCCAATTGCACATAAAATTGTCCTTAACCAACTAATTAAGCCTTTTGGGCTTAACGTTGATGGGGCAATCCAACAGGTTATCAAATTCCATGATGAATGTATTATTAATCATAGCGTTGTGGAAGGCAGTGCACGTTTTAATCTAATAAGAAATTATTCGATTAAATTATTAGAGGGTCAGTCTCCTGACTCTCCAATACGTGTTGCTGTTGGTAAGAAAGATCGGTGGCCGTCTGCATTTGATTTATTACGACCCTTATTCTATCGAGTAAGGGACAATAAATGTCAAAGGGCAGATAGGGTTATCCGGTCTATACTTTACCTTAACCGGTTGTGTGACGGAAATGGAAATCCAGATTTCTCTGAAATTTCGAAATCCTTTGACGTCTCTCAAGAGTTTAAAGACAGATATGAATCTTATGTTAAAAATAACATAGATTTATTTTCTGGAGAGCTTATCACTAAGCCCTCAACACGTGTACTTTCGAATGGTCCGAATGGTAAGCCAAAATGGCAAACTGCGGACGTCGAAGCATATGCTTTGTTAAACTCTGAACTAAATATATCATTTAAAGATCTATGTCTTGCCACTGGGAATAATGACCTATACGAATGTATGAGGTCCATTGCTTCAAAGCAAAATAGGGTCGATCGAAAACGGTTGAGATATATCACAACCATTCGAGACAAGGGTAACAAGTGCCGTTTAGTAGCCATTTCTGACTATTGGACTCAAGTACTTTTGGAGCCTATAATGAATGATGTAAAAGAATACACTAAGACAAAATTCAGAGGTGTAAGTTATAGCGATAATCACGCTAAGGGTTTTGATAATCTTAAAAAGTTTATCAGGCCTGGCGTAGAAAGTTACGACATATCCTCATGGACAGACGCTTTTCCTAGTTCGCTACAATTGATATATATG